CGCCGTTGCTCGGCGATCTGGTCGGCAATGGTGGCCTGACGGCCGACGCCCAGCATGGCATCCCAGCCGGACTTTGCGGCGCCGGTGATGCCCTTCCATGCCTGCTCAATCAAGCCGAGATTGGCAATGACCTGGTCAGCCCTGCCGCTCATCGCGTCGGCGTAGGCCTTCTGGGCCATGGCGCCGGCTTCGAGGGTTTTGCCTTGTTCCTCCAGCGCTTTGATCTGGGTGTAGATGGATGCGGTGAGGTAGTTGTACTTTTCGTTGAGCTTTTCGGAGGCCTTGACGGGCTCGCGGCCCAGCTCGGCGAAGCTTTCGATGGTGTCGGCGACTTCCAGCCCCACCGCCTTGTTGAGCTTGATGGCAGCGGCCGAGACAAGCTCGATATTGCCGGCGGCGATCTTGCCGCTGTTGGCCGCTGCGGCGATGGCCTCATTGGCAGCACCTTGGGTCGCACCGGTTCCAGCAGAGACGGCGCGGGCCATGTCTTGCAGCTGCCCCACGGACGCACCGGCGGCATTGCCCGTCATGATGATGGCGCGGGCCAGGGCGTCGGCTTCTTTGCTGCCCTGGTAGTAGGCAACGCCAAGGGCCCCAGCAGCGGCAGCGGCAAGGGTGAAGGGGTTGATGAGGCCGACGACGTAGCCACCCAGCGCCCGGGCGGCGTTGCCTGCACCGCCGAACATATCTTTGAGCTGGCCGCCTTGCTGCAGGAAGACGGTGAGGGGCTGCTGGCCACTGGCAATTGACGTGACGATGTCGGTGAACTGAGCCGGAACGCCGCGAAGCGCCGCCTGCATTTGCGCAGCCGAAACCCCCGTATCGTTTTGCTTTGCCCTGACGCTATCCAGCGCATTGAGATAGGGCTGCAGGCTTTCAACACTGACGCCACGCTGGCCGGCCAGCGTTTCGAAATACTTTCGGCTTGACGCTCCGCCGCCCTCAAATGCAGCGGTGGCGCGCTGGATGCTGGCGACCATGCGACGGGTGCTTGCATCCAGCTTTGCGGCGCTTGGGTCTGCGCCATTGCCGATGTTGTCTATCTTTTTCCCTGCGGACTCGGCCGACGCTCCGACAGACTTTGCCATGTCGGCACCGGCAGCCTTGACTTCTGCGAGCCCGTCTTTTGCCTTGGTGGCATCGACTTCGGCAGTGATCTTGATTTTGCGATCTTGGGTCATTTTTTGCGGTGCTCGTGCATGGTTTTGAGGGATTGGACTTCCATCGTGGTGATGTCATCCAGCATGGCGAGCCAGTCATCGGGTGATAGGCCCATGCGGTCAAGCAGGGGGTAGACGGATGCGTAGATGAGCCGCACAGGCCCCGCCATGCCTACATCCCACTGGGTGCGCACGCGGAGGAAGAGCTGCACCGCCGGCCAGTTTTCGGGCCAGACTTCGACGGCTTCGTCGTCAAAGTCTTCGGGGAGGTAGCCGGCGGCGGCGAGCTCTTCGGCGCTGGGCGCGGGGGTGTAGATGGCCCGGGCGGCGGCAATCAGTTTCCCAGGCGGCCTTCGCAGCAGGCGGCGCGGTAGTCTTCCATGATGGCCATGACGGCGCCGGGCAGCTCGTCGGCCAGGCGCTCCAGGTTGGCTACGTTGAGCTCTTCATCCAGATCCCATCCGTCCAGCGCGTTGATGAGGTAGCCGGCATTGCTGGCGATGAGGGACTGCTGCAGCTTGGTGTTGACGGCGGGGTCGGTGTAGTCGGGACGGCCGACCGGGGACTTGGCCATCAGCGCATCCACGAACTCGCCGAACTGGGTGCGGGTGCGGTAGCGGTAGGTGCAGGCGATGCGGCCTTCACCGCCTTCGGGCAGGGCGAACGTGACGGTACGAACGAAGTTTTTGGGGCGTGCGCCGAGCTTGATGTTGGATGCCATGGTGAGTGCGTTTCCTGTTTATGAGGAGGTGCGGAGCCCGCCGAGTGGCGGGCGGTGGGCTGGCTTAGGAGGCGTAGCGGGTGAGGCGGCCGTTGCCGTTGATGGACACGGCGCAGACATACACACCGCCGCTGTCCTTGGGGTTCTCGTTGAGGGCGACGCGGCACGGGGTGTAGATCTTGGAGCCGGACTTGAGCACCTTGCGAAGGCAGGTATCGGTCTGCACTTGGGTCAGGGAGCGCAGCAGCAGGTAGCCGGCATCGGCGACGTTGTCAGCATCAACGTTGAAGCTCTCGGTCATGGCGGTAAAGCCGTCGTTGAGGGACTCTTCGTTGTCGAGGTCGGTCCATTTGACGGTGACGGTCTTGGGCTCGCCGCCGCTGTTCTGCTGGTCCTTGTAGCGGGAGATGGATTGCCAGGTAAGCACCTTGCGGGCAGTGCCAGCGCCGCCGCCGACGGGGAAAAGGTCGGTGTTGGAGGTGTCGATTGCCTCGGCCACAAAGGTGTCGGCGGTGACGGACTTGACCTTCACGAAGCTGCGATTGAGCAGGCCCCAGCCGGAGTAGATCTGCACGATGTCGCCGTTGGAGAAGCCGTGAGCGGTGGAAGAAACGACGGCTTCGGCAGCGTTGGAAACGCCGGAAACGGTTTTTGCGGCCTGAAAGGTGGCCGCGACGGCCAGCTGGGTGCCGGAGGGAGTGGATGCCATGGTGGGTAATCTCCAGAAATGAAAAAACCCGCCGAAGCGGGTTCAGGGGTTGCCCGGGTGGGCGGGGGTGGGTTAAGCCTGGCTACGGATACCAGACGTCAAAATCTTGATGAAATCCGTAGGCCGGCGGGGTCAGGTCGGGTTCGTGGGTGGCGGTGCCGGCGTCTTGCGGGCGGGCCTCGAAGCCGTCAAACAGGATCAGGGCGTCTTCCACTTGCTTGCGCAGGGCGCCAGCCTGAATGCGGGTGTCGGCCCAAACGTTGATCTGCAGCCAGGCAAAGCCGCCGGGCGTGGTTGATTTGTCTGTCCAGGCCATCGGGGGGCCGCCGACCTGCTGCCAGGTGATGTA